CGCCAGCGGCCCCAGCCTCACAGCCGCAGACTGCGAAACGGTCAGGGCGTGGAAAGCGCAAGACCCGGACAGACGGCGAGTAATCGTCACCAATAACACGTTCATGCTGTGCCCATGGGCAGATGCCTTGTACGCCATGGATCGGAAATGGTGGACGGTTATGCGTTCTGAGGCCAAGAGCTTCCGGGGGCAGAAGTACAGCAGCGTCGGCAACATTCCGGGCGTTAAGATGACTCCGGCAGAGCCGAAAGGCTTTAATTCTGGAGCGGGCGCTATCCTACTGGCTAAATCGCTGGGGGCTGAGCGCGTGATCCTGCTGGGCTATGACTGCAAAGAGGGCGCAGACGGACTGAGACACTGGCACGGAAAGCACCGGGCCGGCTTAAAAGATGCTGAAAGCCTGCCTAAGTTTGTCAGCCAGTTTGAGCGTATGGCGCAGTATGTATCGCGCCTCGACATAATCAACTGCACCAGAGATACGGCGCTGCATGTATGGCCGCTCGGCAACCTTGAGGATCATCTGTATGGTTAAGAAAGTATGTGTGCTGAGATCCGGCGGGGACTACAGGCCGGAGCATGTGCAATGGCTGGCACGGCAGGTTCCCGGCATTGCCTGCATGTCAGATACGCCCGTTGATGGCGTGGAAACGATACCGCTGGCGCACGACTGGCCGGGCTGGTGGTCGAAAATGGAACTGTTCAGGCCGGACATTGAAGGCGATTTGCTGTTTTTTGACCTCGACACGGTGGTTTTTTGCGATCCGTCCGATCTGATTCAGGCGGCAAACGGAAAGACCACTATGCTGTCAGACTTCCTGTTCCCACGGCATCCAGCATCCGGCCTGATGTATATCGCCCAAAAAGACAAAGCTAAGGTCTGGAATGCGTGGAACAAAGACCCACAAGGCCACATGAAGCACCCAGAAGGGCGAGGCACCAAAGGTGATCAGGGTTTTCTGGGGCGCATCCTGCCGGACGTGCAGCGCTGGCAGGACGTGACCGGTGGCATTTATGGTTACAACTCCAGCGTGAAGCGTACCGGCCTGCCGGAAGGCGCGAAGCTGGTATGTTTTTTCGGAAACCCACGACCGTGGCAAGCTGGTAAGGATTGGGTGCCGCCGTTATACTGATCAAGAGGTGAACTATGATCCTGACACTTGAAGAAATTAAAACGCACCTGCGCCTGCCGCTTGATCCAGACAGCGAAATTGATCCGCAGCTGGAAGATATCGAGGAGGCGGCGGTAGACTATGCCAGCATGTACCTGAACCGTGTGATTCCGTGGGACAGCAACGGCGTACCAGCGTCAATCCGGCAGGCACTGCTGCTGATTGTTGGGGATATGTTCGAGAACCGGGAAGGCCAGAACACTCAGGCGCAATACCATCAGAATCAAGCTGTTGAGCGCCTTCTGCACTTCTATCGCGTGGAGATTGGCATCTGATGCAGTCAGGAAAGCTATGGCACCCTCTAAATCTTGAAGAGCAATCGCAGGTGCAAGACCCTGATAGCGGCCAGTTGGTTGTTAAATGGGTGCACGTTGCAAAGGTTTGGGCGGAGGTTATCCCATCCAGCGTAAACCAATTTTTCGCAGCAAAAGCAGCTCAGTCTGAAGTCATCGCTATGATAAAGATCCGCGCACGAAAAGATATCAATGCAAGTCAGCGGTTAGTCAATATCAGAACCGGCGATATCTACAACATTGAAGGCGTGATGCGTGACCCGAAAAGCGGTTACCACTGGATGACGTTGCCAGTCAGTCAGGGCGTGAACGATGGCCAATGATCGCATCACCTACACCATGGAAGGCTTGCCAGAACTGCTCGGCAAGCTGGATTCCGTCACCCATGATATCAAATACAAGGGCGGGCGGTTTGCGCTGCGTCGCGCCGCTCAGGTTATCAGAGACCAAGCCAAAGCCAATGCGGCCAAGATTGACGATCCAAAGACTGCCGAGAGTATCGAGAAAAACATTGTCGAGCGGTGGAATGGGCGGCTATTTAAGCGTACTGGGCGGCTCGGCTTCAGAATCGGGGTGCAAGGCGGGGCCGGCGGTAACAAGCCCGCCAGCGCCTTTGCTGGCCTGCCCGGCGGCGACACCCGCCAAGCATTCCGGCAACAGGAGTTCGGCAACTCCAACCATGCCGCACAGCCGTTCATGCGCCCTGCCGTAGATCAGGCAGGCCAGCAAGCGGTTGATACGTTTATTAACGAGTATTCCCGTGCATTAGACCGAGCTCTAAGGCGCGCCAAGAAGAAGGCGGCAAAATGAACATCCCCCTATTCCCCCTAGTCTCAAACAACACCGCCGTGCAAACCGCCCTCGGCACCAGCCCTGTGCGCTTCTACCCGTTCGATTTTGCGCCGCAACCGGGCACAACAGCCCATGCCGTGCCCTATGCTGTGTGGCAAGTGGTGACCGGCCTTCCCGAGAACTATCTGGATTGTCCGCCTGATATTGATTCATATAGCCTACAAATTGACGTGTACGGCGGTAGCGTGACTGAGGTGCAGGCCGCCGTTAAGGCCCTCAGAGACGCCATGGAGCCGCACGGCTACATCACCCGGTGGGGCAACGAGGAGCGCGAGAAAGAGACCGGGCTGTATCGGTATGGGTTTGATTTTGATTTTTGGGTTAAGAGGGAGTAACCTGTAGTTGCAGCCCGTCGAGATGACGCCCTGCTCCGTTGTTGGTCTTCCTGCCCCGCCTTGTTGCGGGGTTTTTAATGCCTGATCGAAAAAAAGGGTAAATATATTCTTGCACTCCCTCTAAAAGTATGTATAATTAGAATCATAGAGAGACATCAACGCAACGGAGACAGGCATGACTTACCACAACTTCACAGTAATTGTCCGGTTTGAAGGCGAAACTGAAAACATGATTTTTAATGACATCGTAGCGGTAGACCAAAACGCAGCGCACGCGGACATTGTAGCGGCATACGGCGAGTGCGAGCTGGTAGGCTTTAAGCAGTCATGAAAATCATGTGGTGCGTATGCTCTGGCCCGGATGAATCGCACCTGCTGGACGTAAAGTGGTTTAGCAGGCTGAAGGATGCAAAAGCGTTTGTTGAAACTTTGCCGATAACGCCTTCAGGAAAACCAAGGCCGCACAAAATCGAACGGCACGAATTTGAAGGAGATTACAAATGAACGTTGGAGAGACCAGGAAAGAGCAGGCCAAGTTTGCAGACAGTGACAGAAAAACTCTTGACAAGCTAGCCGATGAGCTTAGGGCCTTTCATTGGGAGGTTGACGCTTGCGGACGCGATGGACAGATTCATCTGGACAGGGCCAGAGAGCTTGCCAGAGATGCGATCAAGCGCCTTGTAAACTACATTTGAGGGTCCAGAAAATGACAAGTAAAGAATTGCAACACCACCTGTTTATGTGCGCAAAAGTTGTTGCCGATAGCCATGAATTCGAGATTTACTCTTTTACCGTTGACGGGGATCTGGTTGATGTTTCATGGAGGGGCTTTGATACACAAGGAAATGCGGTTGGACTTACGCATGTGTTCGACCTTTCACTAATGAAGATGTCGAGAATCCCGAAGGCAGCAATAGAGGAAGAGGTTTTTATATGCGGGAAAATCATCGAAGAGGGTTTGTCCGATGACCACTAAACGCCCCTACGCCACCAACACCAAAAAGCGCACCTACACCGTCACGGCAGAAGACCACGAGGCGCTCCGCAAGCTGGGCAATGGGAATGCGAGTGCCGGGATTCGGGTGGCGGTTAAACTTTCAGCTGAGCGAGGTGAGGTATGTGGCCGTTTAAAAAGCGAAAGCGATCATCCATAGAAGAGTTTTCAAAAGATTCTTTCGATTCCGCCATGGAATTTGAAGCGGTAGTCGGAGAAGCTGGTTCGCGCAAAGATTTAGAGCAGAGAGCGCTAATGGATGAACTTGTTGCGAGACTATCTGATGACCTTAAGGCAGGCGGAAAGTTTGCAAGAGAGTTTGAGGCCCTTTACGGACTAAAGAAAAGATGACCACCAAGCCCTCCCCGCGAGGGCTTTCTGTTGCACCCCGCCCCGTATCGGTTATACTGTGATAGCATGCAATAACACGTCGTGATGACGTTATTTCCGTTACGGAGGAATTTTATCGTGAGCAAGCTCGCACAAGGCACCCACGTATTTTTCATCGACCCGACCGCTTCCGGCGGCCCTGCGGTCACCCGAGTAGAATGCGCAACCACTTTCAGCCCCGGCGGCAACCCTGCCGACCAGATCGAGGATACTTGCCTCGAAGACACCGACCGCAGTTACCGCCCCGGCCTGCGCACTCCCGGCACTGCAACGCTCGGCCTGAACTCTGACCCAGAGAACGCCAGCCACCTGAAGTTGCACGAGCTGGCAGAGACCGACCCAAGCCCCATCGTAAAGTGGGCAGTGGGCTGGTCAGACGGCACCGACGCCCCGACACTGGACAGCAACGGCGATTTCGACTTGCCCGACACCCGCACATGGTTTGTGTTTGAGGGCTATGTGTCCGACTTCCCGTTCGACTTTGCGCAGAACACGGTCGTGACCAGCGAGGTTTCCATTCAGCGCTCCGGCGGCTCTAGCTGGATTCCGAAGGTATGAGCACCCTGAGCCTTGAAAGCCTGACCAAGCAAGGCGCGTTCGCAGGCGCGCCGGTGGAGAAGGAGATCACGTGGACAAGCGGCGGCAGCGAGAACACCGCGACCGTGTTTGTCCGCAAGCTCTCCTACGCCGCTGCTGTGTCAGACATCACCAGCAAGGACGCTATTGCAGGCCGGATTGCCTCATCTATCGTGGACGAGACCGGCAAGCCGGTGTTCACGGTGGCGGACGTAACCGGCGAGGCCGACCCCGAGCGCGGCCCGCTGTGCCGGGATCTGACGCTGGAACTGCTCCGGGTAATCGGTGAGGTTAACGGCTTCTCAGAAAAAAAGAAGAAGACCTGAGTCTAGAGGATGAGGTCTGGCATGAGCTGGTACTGTGCGGGATCGGTGGCCGGACGATTGCAGAAGCCAAGGAGCGGCTCTCCTATCAGGAGTTCTGCCAGTGGCTCAGGTATCGACACCAGCGGGGCAGCCTAAACCCCGGGCTCCGCACCGAGTGGGCCGGCGCATTGCTTGCCAGCCTGTACGCCAACACCCATAGCAAGCGAGGCGGTATGAAGCTCTACGACTTTGCACCACACATCAACGAGCCGCCTGTTTCTCTGGAGTCTGCTATGGAGGTTTGGAAGTAATGGCTAGCCGTGGTTTGGGAACACTTACTATCGACTTGGTGGCGCGCACTTCCGGATTTGTGCAAGGAATGGACAAGGCCGAGCGCCAGTCAAAGAAATTCCGCAAGGAAATCCAGAAGAACCTCAAGCACACCAGCGAACAGTTACAGCGCGGGCTAAAAGTCTCCGCCGCTGCTGCAGCCACAGCAATCGGCGCGTTAACCGCCGCCACCATCCAGCAGACGCGTGCTGGCCTTGCCAACGTAGACGCGCAGGCCAAACTGGCGCGTTCACTGAATACCACCTATGACTCCGTAACTGCC